CGTGAGGTGTTGCGATACGTGCCAGAGGGCGAAGAGCGGCCGCGGCTCGCGATCGAAGCCATCGAGCGTTGGCTCGCGGGGCAAGCCAAACTCGACGAAGTAAGCGCGGCCCGACGTAGCGCGTGGGCGGCGTGGACCGACGACTACGTCTACGCCGCCTCCGCAGCTCACGCTGCCGTTCACGCCGCCCACGCCGCCCACGCCGCCGACACAGCCGCCGACGCAGCCGCCGCCTCCTCAGTCTCCGCGAAGAACTGGGGCACACTTGATTGGGGTTCTGCACGCAACGCAGAGCTCGCACGCCTCGTCGGCGTCGTCGCCGACGCACTCCCTGGTCTGCCGCCGGAGACCACATGACGACCTGCCGCCAATGCGACCTGCTCGTCGCCGCGGGCGAGATCCCCGCGCGCTGCGGAGACTGCGGGGCCGAGCTGCGACGCGCGCGCGCAACCGCGTGGCGCCCACGCCGCGGCGTCGAGGGCATGCTGCTCGATCTCGTCGCCGCGCGACGCTACCTGTGCGCGCTGCCCGGCGCGCGCAGCACGATGAACGCGGCGCTCGATGCGGCGTCGTCGGGTATCTGGGGTCGCGGCTGCAGCACCGTCTACGCCGTCGCAGACGATCTGCCGTACCTGCCCGCGCCATCGCCCGAAGAGCGGCACTACCGCGCCCTGCACGGGCTGCCAGGCCACCGCGCGCGCCGGCTCTTCGTCGAGGGCGTCGTGCAGTACGTCGACTCGCAGACGGTCGATGGCACTCCGCTCACGCTCGAGCAGGCCGTTGGACGGCACTGCGCGAGTGCCGATGCGCTGCGCCGAGTGCGCCTCAAAATCGCGACGCGCGACCGGCGACCGGCACTCGCCGCGCTGGAGACGATCGGAGCCGCTGCGCTGAGACTCGCTGCGGACGAGTGGTCAAGAGAAATTGACTCTTGACTATTGCCACGCTACGCTTGCTGCGTCGTGGCCGAGGTGCGCCCAGAGTGCGCCGGACTCAGCCTCGCAGAGCTCGCGATCGCGATCGGGCAGCCGTACCGCACGGTCGCTCGATGGGTCGTCGCGTGGCACCTGCAGGGCGTCTCCGGCGTCGAGCGAGTCCGCTCACGCGGACGCGGCGGGCACTCGTACCGCGTCGCGGCTGACCTGCCTGCGCGCTGGCTCGCGTGCGAGCTCCCCTCGCCGCACGGAGTCGCAGCGTGACGCGCACAGTGATTCGCTGCGACTGGTGCGGCGCGCGCACGACGCGGGCGCACGTCGACGAAGACGGCGACCCGTGCTGCGACGCATGCGCGTGCGCAGCGGGCCTCGAATGGCTCGGTGATGCCGCTCGCCGCCTCGGGCTGCAGCCCGCCGCGCTGGGCACGGCCGCGAAGCGCGCGGGGTGCGTCAGCGCGCGACTGCGCCCCTCGACGTGGGACTCGATCAGGAAGGCTCTGCAGTGACCAATCTCGCTCTCGCAGCCATCGCGTTCGCTGGCGTCTGCATCGGCATTCTCGCACTGCGCTACGCGCTGTTTCCTGCCGAGACCGAGCTCACCGACGCGCTCGAGGATCTCGCAGACGCCGTGCGCGAGCAGACCGCGTCGTACGCATACGACGAGGCCGAAGAGCCGGCAGAGCGCGCGGAATGATGCGCTGCCCTCGCTGCGGGCGCGCCTACGCAGACTGCTACTGCCAATGGACACGACGATGACCCGCACCCCCGCCGCGACGCTCGCGACGCTCGCGATGCTTCGTGAGGCCGAGCGCGACGCTGCACACGAGGCCATCGCCTACGCGCTGCTCGAGTTCCGCGCAGGCCGCGAGGTCCGCTACTGCCGTGGCGCGGGCTGGCCTGTTGTGCACTGCCGCTCACGCGCAGAGCTCGAACACGCGATCCGCACAGGGCAGCCGATGCGGGTGGTGTTGCAGTGACGCGGCCCGGCCCGAAGATCGACATCTCTCGCGCGGCCAGCATCGTGGTCGACGCGAGCGATAGCCGCGTTTCCGTACGCGAAGAAAACGAGCCTGCTGCGGAGTGGGTAGCGCTCGATGCGCTGACGCCGTGGCCTGGGAACCCTCGCGAGAGTGCGAAGGCCATCGCCAAGGTCGCCGCGAGCATCAAGCGATTCGGCTTTGGGGCTCCCATCGTCGCGCGTAAAGCCGACGGTGAAATCATCGCAGGTCACACGCGCTACGAGGCTGCGAGGAAGCTGAGACTCGACCGTGTGCCGGTGCGCTTTCTCGATCTCGATCCGGCCGACGCGCATCTGCTCGCGCTCGCTGACAATCGCCTCGGTGAGTTCGCCGCGTGGGACGAACCGAAGCTGCTCGCACTGCTCGGTGACCTTCGCCAGCAGAGCTCCGATGCAGCGCTTGTCGCGGGATGGGTAGACGCGGACATCGACGCGATGCTCAGAAACGCGGGCGACGCTGCGATCCGCGCGGGCGAGTTGAGCGAGGCTGACGCTTTTGGCGCGCTGCCTACCGGCGGCGAACCCGAGACGCAGACCATGAGCTTTCGCCTTGGCCCTGAAGAGCGTGCCGCGGTCGCCGAAGCGCTCGCGCGTGCGGGTCAATCAACTCCGGGCGCATCGCTCGCAGCGGTATGCCGGGCATACATCGGTGGCTAGAGCGCGCGACATCCGCGTGGCGCCCGTGAGCCGATGGGCCGCCGACGAGTGCGTGCGCCGCTGGCACTACAGCGGCAAACCGTACGGCAAGAGCCAATTGCACCTCGGCGTTTTTATAGGTGACCAGCTCCTCGGCGCGATGGCCTTTGGTCAGCCGCTCGACCCGCGCAAGGTGCTCCCGCTTGTGCGAGACACCCCGTGGAACGGGATGATGGAGCTCAACCGCATGGCGTTTGCTGACGCGCTCCCGCGCAACAGCGAGAGCCGCGCGCTTGGCGTCGCGCTTCGCATGATCCGCACCCACGCGCAGCATGTGCAGTGGGTGATTTCATTTGCGGATGCAACGCGCTGCGGTGACGGCACGATCTACCGCGCGAGCGGATTCATGCTGACGGGTATTAAACCGAACAAGAGCCTGCTGCGCGCTCCTGACGGCGCTGTGGTGAGCGACGTTGGGATTCGCACCAGCGATACGCTACTCGCGCGCTACCGCACCGACGGCTCGTCCGCTTCGCTGCGCGCCCGCGGCTTCGTGCCGCTTCCGGGCTACCAGCTCCGCTACATCTACCCCCTGCGCGCCGACGTGCGCGCGCGACTCACGGTTCCTGTTCTCCCTTACGACGCGATCCCTTCGGGCGCGCGCATGTACCGTGGCACTCTCCGCGGCGAAACCAGCTCGCGCGTTTTCCAAGACGCAGAGGGCGGTGCGACTCCGACCTCGCCGCTCCAATCTCCATGGCCCGACCTACGAAGCTGACATCCAAGCTCCAAGAGCAAATCGTCAGCTATCTTCGCGCGGGCGCGTATGTCGAGACTGCTGCCGCTGCGGCGGGCATCGCGAAAGACACGCTCTACGCATGGTTGCGGCGAGGAGCCGCGGGCGAAGAGCCATTCGCTCGCTTTGCTGCCGCGGTCGAAGAGGCGCAGGCCAAGAGCGAGTTGCGAGACCTCGCGATCATCGGCAAGGCCGCTGAGACCGAATGGACCGCGGCAGCGTGGCGCCTCGAGCGTAAATACCCTGATCGATACGGGCGTCGCGCTCGGATTGAGCACAGCGGACACGATCACGTCACGATCGCCGTGACAGACCCTGCGCGCGTCGACGAGGTGTTCCGCAAGACCTTCGGATTCGAGGGCGCAAAGGAGGCGTCCGGTGACGCCGACGCAAGAGGAGGCGTTTCGGACGTGGGGAGCGAGGCTCTTCCCGTTCCAGCGCCGATGGATCGCCGAGCGGAGTAAGTTCGCCGTCTGTGTGAAGGCCCGACAGATCGGGTTCTCGCACGCGACAGCGGCCGGCGCCGTCGCCAACGCGCTCATGCGCGGGCGCCCGCAGATCGTTCTCTCTGCATCGCAGGATCTCTCTGACGAGGTGCTCGCGAAGTGCCGCGCACACGCCAGCGTTCTTGCTGCGCTCGGATACGCCGGAGCTGATCGACTCATCGTCGACAACGCCACCGAGATCGCCTGGCCGAATGGTGGCCGGGTAATCGCGCTGCCTGCGAACCCGCGCACCGCGCGCTCGTTCACCGGTGACGTGTGGCTCGACGAGTTCGCGTACCACTCCGACCCCGAGGGCATTCGCGATGGTGCGTTTCCAATCGCGACACGGGGCGATTGGAAGGTGCGCGTCTTCTCGACGCCGAACGGCGCGCGTGGGCTCTTCCATGGCTGGGTGTCGGCGACGCCGACTGGCTGGGCACGCCACCGCGTCACCGTAGACGACGCGATTCGCGAAGGCCTGCCGCTCGACACAGCGCTGCTTGGCCAGCTCTGTGGCGGCGACGATCGACTCTATCGGCAGTGGTACGGCTGTGAGTTCACCGACGCGGATCAGCAGTACTACCCGAGCGCGTGGCTCGAGCGAGCGTTTGGGTGGTCGGGCGAGATGCCCGCGCTCGACGCGGACGGCGTCACTCTGCACGCTGGCCTCGACGTGGGCCGCACGCGCGATCTGACCGCGCTGGTTGTTGTCGCGTCGCTCGGTCGCGTGGCCTGGGTCGTCGCGGTCTTGACCTGTAGCCGCACGAAGTACGCCGAGCAGAAAGCCATGATCGCCCGCGCTCGAAAGCGACTCCATTGGGACACGCTGCACGTCGACGCAGGCGGTCTTGGGTCTCAGCTCGCCGAAGAGCTCGTTGACCTCTATGGCGAAGAAGAAGTGATACCGGTGACCTTCACGCCTCTCGTGAAAGAAGAGCTCGCGACGCGCGCGTACCGCTACCTCGCGACGGACAGGCTTCGCCTTCCGCGCGGGGCCGAGGGCGAACACCTGCGCGACGAGGGCAAGGATGTGCACCGCGTCGTGTCGAAGTCAGGCCACGTGCTCTATGCGTCGAAGCGCAGCGGAGACGGCCACGGCGATCGCTGGACGGCGCTGACGCTCGCGCTCAAGGGCGCAGGCGAGCCGACTCCGCTGCGTGTCGTGGGCGACTCCCCGTTGCTCGCGGTGGCGTGATGAAGATCCGAGACCTTCGCCGCATCCACCGTGATTACGACATCGCGACGATCGAGCTGCACGAAGACCTGTTCGCGGGTGGTGCGCAGTTCCGCAAGCGGATCGGGCGCTACCTGCCGAAGCACGACGTAGAGCCCGACGCCGTCTACGCGCGCCGCAAGGCACAGGCGCACTATCTGAACTACTGCGCGCCGATCGCGAATTACTTTGCGTCGCTGCTCGTGGGGTGCCCGCTGCAACTCGAGGCGCGCGATACGCGCGACGAGTTCTACGCGGAGATCAAGGAAGACTGCGACGGCTACGGAACGGACCTCAACGCATTCGCGCGTGCGCGTCTCACCGATGCGCTCGTGTCGCGCGTGGCGTGGGTGCGCGTCGAGTTCCCCGACTCATCCGCGGGAGTCGTCGAGAGCGCGGCCGACTTCGATGCGCAGGGTCTTGGACGCGCACGCTTTGTCGAGGTTCCTGCGCGCGCCATCACGCATTGGTCTCGCGACGAGAAGGGCCAGCTCCGCTGGGTCATCGAGTACGACCGGCGCGATGAACTCGCCGATTGGACCGACGCAGAGAACACCGTCACGGAGACGTGGACGCTCTGGCGATCAGACGGAAGCGCCGCGCGCTGGCAGGCCGCGTACCCGGCCTCGCGCCCGCCGATGCCAGACGACGACGTGACCGAGGTCGCGGCGCCCTACAACCCGACAGGCGCGATACCGCTGGTGTGCCTCGAGTTGCCGCCCGAGCTCTGGCTGCTGAATCACCTGGCAGACGCGCAGCTCGAGCTGTTCCGCAAGCGCAATGCGCTGTCGTGGTCGATCGACCGCACCTGCTACGCGATGGCGGTGCTCAAGACCGCGTCGAAGAAGAAGCCGGATCTCATGGGCGCCGGCTACTACCTGCAGCTCGGGCCAAGCGACTCGCTCGACTGGCCTGCGCCGCCGTCGACCCCTTTCGAGACGATCGGGCAATACGTCGCGACGCTCAAAGACGAGATTCATCGCGTTGCAACGCAGATGGCCCAGGGCGTCGACAACAACGCCGCAGCCGTCGGTCGCTCAGGTGACTCGAAGGCGCAGGACGCACAGGCCACCGTGGTCGTGCTGCGCGCCTACGGGAAGCTCGTCGCGGAGATGGTCGAGCGCTTGCTCTATCTCGTCGCTGCAGGGCGCGGAGAGCGCGCCACGTTCGACGTGACGGGTATGGACCGTTACGATGCAGACGACCCAGGCGTGCGCGCTGAGCAAGCACTCACGTTGGAGCAGTTGGATGTCCCGAGCGAGACGCTGACGCGCGAGCTCTACACGCGCCTCGCGCTCGCGACACTCGCAGACGCGCCGGAAGATACGAAGGCGGCCGTTCGCCGCGAGATCGCCGAAGGTCTCGCTGCGCGCGCTGAGGCCGCGAAGATGCAGGCCCGCGGCGCTGGCACGAAGACCGAAGACGAAGGCAGCACCGGCGACGCAGGCGAGGACGCAGCAGAGAACGAAGGCGCTGCGAACGAAGCGCCGTCGATGCCTCCTCCACCGATGTCCGCGGCGCAGTAGCCGACCCCACAGCGCGCACGTCGCGCTGCACACCGCGCACGCCTCACGGCCGTGCGAGCGCGGTGCATCCCAGGCCGCACGCCACCTCGGCGCAAGAGGATTCCCATGACCGACGACGCCACGCAGCCGAACGCAGAGCCCACCGAGCCCGCGACGACCGACAAGCCGGACCCGCTCGCGCATCTACCGAACCTCGTCAACTCGGCGGTTTCGTCGCAGCTTAAGCGAGCGCTCGGGAGCCTCGACAAGACCATCGCAGAGGCCGTCGCCAAGGCCGTAGGGAGCGCCGCGCCTGCGCCGCAGGCAGCGCCGCAGAGCGGCAGCGCGCCCGTGCCGTCGGTCGACCCTGCGCTCGCGAAGCTGCGCGAAGAGCTCGATGCCCACAAGCGCGAGCTCGAGGCAGAGCGACGTCGCGTGCGCGAGACCGAAGAGCGCTCGCGCGCCGAGCGCACCGACGCCTCGCTGCGTGAGGCACTGCGCAAGGCTGTGCGCCCCGAGCTGATCGACGGCGCGTTCTACGCGCTCAAGGCGACGTCGCTGCGGTTCGACGAAGACGGCACGCCCAAGCTCGCGATCTCGCGACGTCGCGAGCGTGACCGCCCCGCCGAAGAGGTCGCGTTCTCGATCGAAGACGGCGTGAGCGACTGGCTCAAGAGCGAGGCCGCGAAGGCATACCTGCCTCCCCCGGTCGCTCCACCCGCGCAGAAGACGCACAGCTCTATCGTCGTGCGACCGATCGGCGCAGACGGAAGGCCGCGCGCGATGAGCCGCGAAGAGGCCATCGATGCAGCGCTCGCAGCCGCGTCAGACCCGACGCGCGCACGCACTCAGTAACCCCTGACCAGGCCGCGTGTGCGGCCGGTCGTAGCCCCGCACACGGAGAGACCCCATGGCAGATTTCGACCTTTCGACAGTCACCGCGGCGCTCGCTCAGAATCTGAGCGACGAGGTCATCAAGACCGCCAACCGCACCTCGCCCCTGCTCGCGATGGTCCCCGCCGAGCAAGGCGAGGGCAAGAACGTCGCGTGGGCGTACGAGACCGACGCGGCCAACGCCGAGAACTTCTCGGACGGAGCAGACGTCTCGTCGTACGCGCTTGACGCGCCGGGGTTCGCCTCGCTGTCGTGGGGCCTGTACCGCTCCAACTTCAAGATCACCGACCTCGCGTCAAGCGCTGCTGCGACGTCGCGCACGCCGCGTGGTCTCGCGAACGCGCTGGCCGACAACCTCATGAACTCCGCTCGCAAGCTCGCGTCGGGGCTCAACGCGGTCGGTTACTCAGGCGCCGGCACCGGCACCACGATCGCGGGTCTCGCGACGGCGCTGCGCGACGACAACACCTACGCGGGTGTTGATCGCACGTCGGTCTCTGCGATGCGCGCGAAGGTGATCGATCCCGGCTCTTCGACCGCGGTCACGCTCGCACTGATTCGCTCTGACCTGTCGTCGATCTTCGACGCCTGCGGAGAGCACTGCGACCTCGCGATGTGCTCCACGGCGGTCTGGAACTCGATCGCGGCGCTCTTCACCGAGATCCGGCGGATCAACCAGAACGTCGACGCCATGGGCCGCGTGGTGCTCGATGGATCGGCCGACGAACTCGTCATCGACAAGTGCCGATTCATCAAGGACAAGGACGCGACCGCGAACGCGATCTACTACCTGAACACGAACTACCTGCGCTGGCAGACGCTGCCGTTCGTGGGCACGAGCGAGCAGGACGTCATCGCGACGCTTCCGCTGCAGACCGGCATGGGCACCGCGGGCGTTTCCGCGAGCGTCGTGCGTCTCGCGCGCACCGGCGCCGCGGCGAAGTTCACGCTCATGACGCAGTGCCAGCTCGTCGTGAAGAAGCCGATCGCGATGGGCAAGCGCCTCAACGTGGCCGCCTGATCGACGGCCCTGCGCACGGTCGCGAGGCTGCTGCGCAGGGCACGACGGTCTACCCCGCACACTCGGAGGAACCATGGCGACTACGATTCGAAAGACCTCACCGCAGGTCGACGCGATGGCGACGCAGTTCAACCTGGTGAAGAAGCAGGTTGGCGCTGGCTCGTCAGTCCACAACGACATCACCGAGAGCGCGCGCCGCGTGTCGAGCGCCGATGCGTCGGACCTTGCGACCTCGCTCACGCTCGTGAACGAGATCCTCACGAAGTACGAGCTACACCGCGTCGATTACGGCGACGGTCTCGCTCATCTCGCGGCCGACAGTACGAACACGATCTCGTCGCCCGTCGCGACGGATCTCGCGACCGCCATCACGCTCGCGAACGAGCTCAAGACCGACTACAACGCGCACCGGTCGCAGAGCGGCGTGCATCACAACAACGATGCAGGCAACGCAATCACCTCGACCAATGCGTCGGACCAAAGCTCGCTGAACACGCTGCTCAACGAGCTCAAGACCGACTTCAACGCCCACATGATCGCGGCCCCGACGAACTGCGCGCCGGGCTACCGCATCGTCGCAGCCTGAACCGGAGAACCGCCCGTGCCGATGTACATGAACAGCACCGCCAAGACGCTCTGTTTCGAGATCGGCTCCGAGCGGTTCGAAGTGCCGCCCGGCAAGGCATGTGAGGTACCGCGGCGTCTCGCGTACGTGATCGAGCGCCGCGGTCTCCCTCTCGTACGTGAGGGAGCGGAGCAAGCTGAGAACGTCGAGGCTGTCGACGTGCGCTTGGCGCCGCCGCGTCTCCCGCCCGGCGTCGAGAACGTCGCTGGCGACGACGAGGACGACGAGGACGACGACATCGGCGAAGACGTCGACAAGGCGCTCTCGGCGCAGGGCATTCCTGACACCAAGAAGCGCAAGCGCTGACGCGAGGGCACCATGGCGCTGACCGAGACGCAGAAGACCCGCGTGCGCATGTACCTAGGCTATGAGCGTGGGTTCGACATCAACTCGCGTCTCGAGTCGAAGCTCATCTCGCTCTCTGCCGAAGAAGAGACCGAGGTCGGCGGCGTGCTCACGCAGCTGACGGCCATCGACACGAAGATGGCCTCTGTTGCGACGAGCGCGACGCCGCAGGTCAAGCGCGTCGACGAGATCGAGTTTCGCGACGATGACCCGCTCGTGTTCCTTGTCGACCAAGGCCGGCGACTCGTGCGGCGCCTCGAAGCACTGCTTCGTGTGCCGGCCGCGCTCGACTACTACGGAACGGCAGATGGCGGCGCAGGCGGCGTGATCCCGCTTGGGTGAGTCATGACGACACTGCGAGACGATCTACTGCCGATCCTCGACGAAGTGCGCGGCATCCCGGCCGAGTTCGGGCTCTGCTCGATCGAGGTCTACCTACGCACTGAGGACTCGACCGGCGGCGCGTTCGCGACGAGCGGGGCCGCCACGGTCGTGACTGACACGCTTCTTTCGCCGCAGCCGCGCGTGCGCAGGCTCGGAGACGTGCCTTCGTACCACGCTGCAGAGGCAGCGCTGACCGAGAGCCAGACGCTGGCGACGTACCGCGTGGGCCCGATCACGCCACGCTCGCTCACAGGCACCGGCTACGACCTCGATGACCTGATCGCAGAACGCGGCACGCCATCTCGGCGCTGCTGCCTCGCGCTCAAAGGCGCAGAGCTCGGCACCGATCCAGTGCCGTTCAAGGTCGTGCCGGACAGCGCAGACCTGACCGCGCTCCATCTCTACGTGACCGTACAGCAGATCCAACCGCTCTGACCCATGGCCGATCGCGCAGACGCATTCCAAGACGCTGCGAGGCTTCTTGACGAAGAACTCGCGCGCCTTGCGGCATCAGCCGATGCGCTGGCCACGCGCACGCCGGTATCCCCGCGCGAGCGGGCGAAGGCCATCAAGTACGCGGTCACGTCGTTCGCGCGCAACGTCCAGTTCGTTGTTCGCGTGAAGGGGCAGCACTACTCGGGTCTATCGAACGAAGCACTTTTCGAAGTGCGCGCGAACGAGGGCCGCGACTTCCTCGAGCGCACCGTGCAGATGGATCAGTGGGTGCGACGAGAGATGCTCGCCGCGTTCGATGGATTCGAGCGTGTGCCAACGCTCGACGATCTGCGCAAGCTGCACACGAAGCTCGTGATTCAGTACATCGCAAACGTGCGCTTTGCGCGCGGCGGTGGCGATCTCATCCTGACCCCGCTGACGTCTCGCTATGCGGCCTACAAGCGCAAAGCAGGCCGCGGAGCACGCCCCATTGGCGTCTGGTCAGGCAAGCACCTCGCAGCCCTGCGCGCGCAGGGATACCTGGAATACCGATGACTGCAGCCATCGAGCACGCTCTCGCGCTCGCGGATGCGCGTCTCGAGTCGATCCTGTGCGACGGACGAGGGCGCGATGGATCGCTCGGCACACAGGCGCAAGGCGTCGCGCTCGCGGCAGGCACGTTCCGCCGCATCTACGCGCCGCTCAGCGACCCAGGCACAGCGGACGAGCTCTTTCATCGCGGCGCTTACCTGTCGTGGCTCTCGATCGCGAGCGACCCGCGCAACACGCGCGACCCGCGCTACCTGCTCGATGCGACGTGCGAGCTCACCGTGGGCTACGTCGCAGGCACCAGCGAGACCGCCGCATCGCTCGTGCACGTCGCGCCAGGATCGACGGAAGCGCAGGCCACGCTCGCGCGTCACCCGTCGCTCTACGCGCTCGGTGACGCTCGGCGCATCCAGCTCGCACTCGAGATGCCGTCGCTCTTCCAAGACGCGAGCGACGCGCACCCCATCGTCGACGTCGTGCGCACTGGCGCCGCGTCTGTCGCGGCGATCTCGCCGACGCGATGGCTCTGCTCGCAGACATTCCTCGTGCGCCTGTGGGCCGCGAGCTCCCCTTCTCCTGCCACGCCGTGAGGAATACCGATGGCTGAAATCGTTTTGCTCGAGCGCACCGGCCGCACCAATGTCGGTATCGAGGGCACGTACGGCACGCTCGCCGGCACGATGGTCGACGTGTATCCGCGCACGCGCGGCGTCATCAAGCTCGACGAAGAGCAGGTCAAGCTCGCTGACGAGCGGCCCACGAAGTTCGCGCACCAGCGCAACGTGCGCGGTGCGAAGCGCTGGAGCGCGAAGCTCGACTTCGACGCGCGCCCCGCGTCAGGCGTGCTCAACACAGCCGCGTCGCCGTCGACGCCTCCGAACATGCTGCTGCTCAAGGCGCTGTTCGGAGGCGAGAGCGCGAGCGCAGGGTCGACGTGCGCGGCCGGATCGACGACCACGTCGATCAACGTGCAGACAGGCCACGGCGCGCGCTTCGCCGTGGGCACGATGATCGCCGTCGAAGTGAGCGGCACGCTGTACGTCCGCAAGGTCAAGGCGATCGCCACCGACGCGCTCACGCTCGATCTTGCGTTGCCGGGGAGCCCATCGAGCGGCGCGCTCGTGCTCAACGGGTACAACTACTTCCCCACGCAATCGAACACGCAGTCTGTCTCGCTGCAGCACGCAGCGATCAACGCGGCGAACCTCTCGGACTACAACCAGCAGTGGGAGTGCCGCGGGGGCACCGGCAACGTCACGTTGTCGCTCGAGCCGGGGAAGACCGCGGTCGTAGGCTACGAGCTTCAGGGCACCGTGTGGGCCGGCCCGTCGACATCGCCGGGTCTTCTGCCTGCGCCTGCCGCAAGCGAGTCGCAGGGCACGCCGTGGGTGCTCAACAACACCACGGTGCTGTTCCAGACAACGGCAGCGTCGACGACGACGCACACGCCGATCCGCAAGCTCGATCTGAAGCTCTCGGGCGGGATGATCCACCTGCCTGAGTACGGCGGCATCGAGGGCACCACGGGCGTCGAGCGTGTCGGCGACGGATACATGTTCGTCGACGGCGAGATTACGAAGCTCTACGACCCGACGTTTGACGCGTACTACGCGAGCGAGACCGACCTCATGCTGCGCGTCGTGCAGCAGTACGGAACGGGCCTTACCGCGCGATTCCTCGTCGTCGATCTCCCGACGATGTTTCTCTCGGCGCGTCCCGTGGTCGATGTCGACGGCGGCGTGCGCGTGCACAAGTTCGCCTTCGAGTGTCGCGAAGACGCGACGATCTCTTCTCCCTCGACCGATGCGGCCCGGTCTCCGGTGCGCATCACGGTGATCTGAGATGGATGCTCTCGCTGCGCGTCGCGTGCTGCGGTGCTCGCGCTACGCGATCGATCCCGCGATTGATCGCGAGAACACGTTCCTGCGCGGATACCTGATCTCGCGCGCCGAGCGCGACCTCGTACTGCTCGAGGGCGTCGTGCCGCAGTGGGTGCATGTCACGCGCATGCGGCACCGCATGACGACGGCGCTCTGCGACGCGGCACCGACGGATCACGCGCGGCTGTTGCTCGCGTTCCGCGCCTGCGTAGTCCGCGTCGAGACGCCGAATGGGCCTCTCGTGCCCGACCCCGAGAAGGTCGTGCAGTGGGGCGCGGGCGGGGCCGTAGCGGGCGAAGAGTGGCTCGACCGCATCGAAGACCTCGAGGGCTTCGGCTACGGCACCATCCTCGAGTTTGGTCAGGTCGCACTCGATCTCGCGCGCCTTGCGCCGGGAGCAGACGGCCCTTTCGGTATGCCGCCTGGTCTGGGTCTGTAGCTGTCCGTGGGCACCTCGACGGCGCTCCCTGCGGCTGCGCACTCGCGACTGCGGCGGCGAAAGAGACAGACCCAACGGCACGCGCGGCACTCGAACGACAAGCCGCAGAGCGACAAGCGGCATGGCGGTGCCCGGTGGCAGGGCTCTCCCCTGAGCCTCGATTGCTTCGCGAGCGAGAGCGCGAGGCGCTCGACGGGGTCAGACGACTGACAGGCTACGAAGCCGAGACGTGCCCCGAAGCCGCGGTCTATCGCGCCGACGTGCAGCGCGCGTGTCGCGCCAAGCACTACCGGTTCGCGCCCGTCATCGAGCCCGATCCGCCGACGTGCCTCGTCGACGCAGCGCTCGCGGTCTCGTTCGGCGAGGCAGAGCGACTGGACTACGAGCGCGATCACCCGCAGCGCGACGTGGTCGACGTCGTGCAGACGATGGGCTCTCTCGCGACATCACCTGACCAGCTACCAAGACGAAGACGATGAGCGCAGCCGAGCAAACAGCCGACATTCGCGCGCTCACCGCAGCGCTCGAGGATGCGAAGCGCGCGCTCAAGCAGGCGCGCGACGCGCAGCAAGACTTCGCCGTCTCGGGCGAGAAGAACTCCGCGAAGGCGCTCGAGCTACGCGCTGCGCTACTGGCGCAGACGCGCGAGGTCGAGCGGTCGAAGGCCGCGCTCGATGAGGCGGTCGCGGCGCAGCGTGAGGCTGTAAGCGCGGCGAGCGAGCTTGCTGTGAAGCAGACGAAGGTCAAAGACCTTTTCGGCAAGGCGTTCAGCGAAGAACTGCCCGAGAAAGCGCGCAACGCAGCGGAAGGATTCCGCCTCTTCGGTGACAGCACGCTTACCGCGGGCGAGCGATCGAAGGCGCTCTTCGCTGGATTGTCGATCGGCAAGAACGTTCTGGCCTCGTACGCAGGCGGCGCGATGAGCGCGGCGTCTGCCGTCGTCGCGCTCAGCGAAGCCGTCTCGCAGCAGCGCATCGCTGCTGAGGCTGCATCGCAGCGGCAGCGCGAGCTTGGCGCTGCGATGGCTCGCGTGGCGCAGGTCACCGGCGGAAGCGCCACAGCGACGCAGGCGTACGCAGCGCGCACGGCGCTGCTCGATGCTGGCCTGCGCGCGAACGAAGAGACGGTGGCGCAGCTCACCGAGGCCGCGCGCCGTCATCGCCGCGCGAACGAAGACGTTGAGCAGTCGCTCTCGCGCGTCATGTCTGCGGTGAGCGGCAACGCGGCTGCGCAGCGCGAGCTCGGCGTGCGGCTGTCAGACACTGGCACCGCGCAGGAGCGTCTTGCGCAGGCGACCGCTGCGTTTGCGTCGGAGAACGCGCGTCTCGGGCCTGCGGTGCGCACGGCAGCCGACGAGCAGCGCGCTGCGAATGAATCGTGGGAGCAGGGTCGATCGGCGCTGCTGTCTTTCCTCGGAGAGGTGACGCTTGTCACGCAGGCGACCGACGCGGTGCGCGGTCTCGGCCGCGCGACGCAGTGGGTCACCGAGCAGATGCGCCCCGCAGCGACCGAGGCAGAGCGTCAGGCGAACGCGCTCGACAGCGCGCGGGCTCACGCAGAGAAGCACACCGAGTCGCTCGAGAAGTCACGCACGACGCACGCGCGCACGAAGGAAGATATTCAGCGTGTCAACCAAGTGCTGCACGCGCAGCGCGAGGCAGCGAACGCAGCAGCACAGGCTCAGAAGCAATTCGCGGCGTCGTTGCGCGAAGTGAATTTCAGCGCGCAGGCGACCGCGGGGCTCACGCACCAAGAGGTCGTGTTGCGGAACGTGACGGCCGCTGCGCGGCAGTACAACCGCGAGCTGCAAGAGGCCGCGACGCGGCGCGACGCGCGCTCGCAGCTCATGGCTGCGGACAGCCGCATCAGCCGCGGCACCGCGAACCGGCTGCTTGGGATCCAAGAGAGCGCTGGGCAAGACCCGTCGCAGCGGTACGACCTCGCTGACTCGATCAACGCGCTGATCATGCAGATGCGCTTCGGCGACGCGCGTCTCGGCGGAAGCGATCGGCGTGCGGATTACCGCATGTCCGCACGCGAGCTCGCCGACCTGCTCGCGCAGCTCCGAGGAACCGTCACCGGCTTCGGTGGCGGAACGCTGCAGCGTCGCCCCGGCGAAGACGCGATCGCGTACCAGCAGCGCCTCGCTGCGCTTGCGCAGCAGGATGTGACCGCGATCGGAGAGCGGCGTGCGGGCAAGACGAACGCGCAGTACGAGGCAGACGCCGCGGCTGCGCGCGTGCAGCGCGAGCGCGAACTCGCACGACGATCGATGCAACTCGGAAACGAGTTCACCGACGAAGGGCTACGCGGCAAGGCCGCCGAGTCTCAACAGCTCGCGGCCGACGACGCGCGCGCGCGGAACTTCGGCGCGCAGTTGCGAGACCAGTTCACGTCGACGGCGACGGTTGCGCAGCGAAGCGCCACGGACGTGAAGGGCGCCTTCGACATGATGACCGGCGCCTTGTCGACACACCTCGACGCGCTCATCTCAGGGCGCGAGGCGGCAGGGCAAGCATTCCTTGGGATGGCAGCCGACGCTACGAAAGCGCTCGCGCTGCAGTCGCTGCAGAAGGGTCTCTTCTACACGGCCGAAGGCGTCGCGTACGCGGCGACGGCACCTCCGCTTGCCCCGCCGATGTTTGCTGCGGCAGGCATCCACTTCGGCATCGCAGCCGGCGCTGGGCTCGCTGCGTTCGGCCTCGGACAAGCGCAGCAAGCGCAAGCCGGTGCGCAGGCATCGCCGAGCGCGTCGACGCCGTCGTCGCTCCCTGCGCGCGGCTCGGAGCCTGGCTCTGATCGCGGCGGCGCAAGCACGGTGGTCTACAACTTCAACGGCTTGATCTCGACCCGCGATGCGGCTGACCAGATCGCGCGCATTCAGAGCGAGGGCTCGCGGCGCGGCGTGCGGTCGATCGACGTCGAGCGACGGAGGTAGCGCGTGTCTCTGATCTCAGCGGTATCCGGTGGCACTCGCTACACCGGCAACCTCTACAACCTGACGCCTCGCCGCTACCAGATCATGTGGATCCTGCTGTCTGCGCTCATCGAAGCGGGATGGCAGATCACTGCGAGCGGCGATGGCAACGCGGCGTACGACTCGACGGGGCCGACCGCGATCACGAACAACAGCATCACCGACACGACGAACTACGACATCAACGACGGCGTCACGTACGCGAAAATCGCGAACTCGTGCTCGAACGCGAAGGCGTGGTTCGTCGCGAAGCCGCCGAGCGGCGCGACGTATCAAGCGTCGCTGTGTATCCAGCTGATCGACGGCGCGAGCAACAGCATTTCGTTCCGGATCAAGGCGTCGATCGGCGGGTTCAGCGCGGGCTCACCGAGCGCGACGCGCGTGCCTGCAGCAGCGGCCGGCGACGAGGTCGTGCTCTTCGGTGGTGGCACCGACGCATCGCCAACGGGCGGCTCGGTGAGCGCGACGGACCTCGGATTCCGACTGAACATCGCGATCGACAACGCCAGTGCGACGCCACTGCTGTGGCTGCGCACGTGGAACAGCGCGAGCGACACGATCACGTTCGGCATCACGTGGGTGCAGGCCTCGCAACTGCTCGCGTCAGGCGACACGAACACGAACGTGATCCAAGCCGGCACGTCGACCGACGCGGCAGTGACCGTGGGCGACACGAACGTGAACAGCGCGGACCACGGCTGGGCGTGTCGACTCGGATCGAGCGGCACGACGAAGGTTGCGGCCGGCTTCTTCTCGCTCAACGGCGCGGACCTGCGCGCCGGTACGCTCGGTACCAACAGCGTGAACTCGAAGGAGGACCTGCTGCCAATCGGGTTTTTCCGCATCGCTGCCGCGGGCACCTACGCAGGTTTCAAGGGCATCGCGAACAGGATCTACTGGAACAGCGGCGCGCGATCGTTCGGTGATCACGGGAACACGAGCGGCACGCGCGACCTCGTTTTCATCGAGAATATGGCGCTTCCGTGGGCCGTGAGCGGCACGGCGTGTACGCGCTGATGGCCAGCTACAACGGCACAGAGCGCAGCGCGGGCACGCGCCCAGACTCCGCGCTTGAAGTCATCGAGTGCAACGTGCGCGCGACGAGCACTGCCGCAGACGGTACGCCGCCCGTCGTGTCGAACGTCTTGCCGGTGTCTGGCTCGACGGTCGCACCTGGCGATGCGCTGCTGCACCGCGTGACGGATGACGTGGCTCTGCGTGGAGTCGTCGTGCTCGTGCGATTCGCAGACACGTGGGAGACCGCGTACCGCGGCGTGCTCGTCGGCGTGTCATGGGTCGGGTCGTTCTCGCCGCGCTACAGCGGCAGCTCGATCGCTGCGGCGACGGGTGGGTACGACTTCTCGCTCGTGCGCACGGGCGGCTGGTACGGCTCTTTCGCCGTCGAACAGGTCGCCTTCGACGGCGGTGGAAACGTCAACGTCTGATGCCCACGCCCACGCTCTACACGACCGGCGGCGCGACGAGCGCCTACCCGTTCTCGATGATCGCGCAGGGGCTCTACCTCCCGTCGACGTCGACGGGGTCAGTGAGTGACTCGCTGAGCGTGCGCGGGTTCGCGCTGTCGTCGCACTGGTACCGCGTCTTCCTCGCGCCGCACGCGATCGCAGACGGTACCGAGACGAAGCCGTACGACCTGCTCCGCTCGGTCGAGGCTTCGCTCGGCTCGTCACGGTGGTCTGTCACGCTGCGGCCCACAGGACACGTGCGGATCACGTACCTGTCGACCGGATCGGCGTCGATCGCCTGGCTCGTCGACCGCGTGCGCGATCTGCTCGGATTCGACAGCGACCTCACCTTCGCGACGACTGGCGCCTACGCCGACGCGGCGTACCAGCCGTGTGGCGTGATCTACATGCGCTCGCGCGAGAAGGACACCGGATGGATCGCGCGTGCCGCAGGGTGGTCGCACTCGATCTCGGGTGATGGCCGCGTGAGCGGTCGCACTGATCGGTACCGCACGCTGACGCGTACCTTCACGTCGCGCGTGCACCCGCTCGCGCGCGCAGATGCAGAGACGCTCGGCTCGTACGCGACGCCGCTCTACGCGACGCAGCCCGCACGAATGCTCCAGCCGACAGGCCCCGTCGACGCGGGCCCCGATTGGAGCGTCGACGAACTGCTCGTCACGTCGCTCGGTCGTCGCTGCGGGCTCGCGCTTGGCACGCTGCAAGACCTCGTGTCTGGCGCGCGCAGCGACTACGAGGCTGGCTACGTGCTCGGGGACGTCGGCGCGGCGCCGAACACGCCGAAGAGCTCGGGCAACTGGCCTGCGTACCGCGACGTCGATCTCGGGCTGACGCGCGTCGCAGGCGCCGCTACGGATTGGTCGGAGTCGCGCACGTGAGGACGTCGAGCTTCGCTGCGTATTTGCTGTCGATCGACGCATGCCCGTACGCCTTCGGCACCGCAGGGTGCCCGACGACGGTCACGCTTCCGGGCGGGTACGCGGCCGAGATCGGCGACTTCTCGGCCGACTGGGTCGTGCAGCGCGGTGCGCTTGCGTGGCCGCAAGGACGGATCAGCGAGCGCCTTGGTCTCAACGACGCGCAACTCTCGGTCGGCGGCCTGGACTTCGAGATTCACGAGCGTGATCTCGTCGGCGGGATCTACGACGGCGAGGCAATCTACAGGCTCTTCGCGAAGCGCTCGCAGCGCATTGCGCAGAGCGGGCTCTCAGCGAGCTTCGACGCTGGCGACGCAGCGCTCTCGCTCTTGACGTCGACTGGATTCCCTTCGGGGTCGCAGGTCGTGTGGTGCGAGCAGGAAGCGCTGCTCGTGTCGCGATCAGGCACCACGCTGACCGTGAGCGCGTCGCCAGCGGGCTGGGGGTACTACGGATCGCGCATCGACTCGCACCGACTCGACGACGCGCGCGGGTACAGCCCAATCGTGTTCGCCGAGTTTCCTGGCGTCTCGCGTCGTCGCGCGACGCTGTGGCGGGTGAACGACGCGGGCGAGGCCACGGCGCTGTGGCGTGGTCGCGTCTCGCGTCACGGACTCGGTGAGAGCGGCGCGACGTACTCGCTGTCGTGCGACCACGTCTGGAGCGCCATCAAAGACACGCGCCCTGGCGTTTCGGCTGCGTCTGTGACCATCGGCGGATGGTCGATGCCGGGCGCCGACAGCGCGGTGCAGGACTACGCGCTGCTGGCCGAGGTGCTCTCGTACTCGGGCACCGAGCTCGTCGGCTCGTATCCGAGCAGCGGCGACGCAGAGCGGCTGTGCGCGTCGCTCGAAGACGTGGTGACGCTGGCTCAGTCGCGGTTGCAGACGCGCCTTCTTGCGAGCGCGGGTCTCACGCAGGTGGTCGCGACGATCGCGCGACGCGCCGAGGGCGGAATCGAGATGACAGTCACGGGTCCGATCACGCTGGGCCCCGTGACGATCCCGTCGATTCGCGAGGCGGCGCTTCGCTCGCTCGCGTTCGGCGCGTCGCCGTCGACATACGCAGTGACCGACAACGGCGCGCTACGCACGATTGTCGTCACGCTGCCGCCCGAGTCGGTACCCGCGGCATTCGTGCCCGCGCGACGAGGCGACACCACGGTGATCGCAACGGTGACGATCGACACGACGGTGGGGCTTCCTTCGTCGTTCGCGCGCACCACGGTGAGCGCGTCGCCGCTGGTGACGCTCGAGCCGGTGCTGCAGGGCGAGTTCGCGACAGACTCCGAGTCGCTGCAGGGGCTGTGGCTCGTGTTTCGCCCGTCGTCGATCGATGCGGACGAAGGCACGGCGACCGGCACTTTCGAGTTCGTGCCGAAGCGAAAGGATCTTCGGTCGCTCCCGCGAACATTCGTTGCGAACGTTGAGAAGCCGCAGGCGCTCACGCTCTACAGCGTCGTGACGGCAGATCACTGGATTGACGCAATCGACTACGGGCTCGTCGCGAGCGATTCGCGACGCAGTCCGATCGATGCGCGCGACTGGTCACGCAACGGCGACGCGGTGCGCGCCGCGACCGACGGTGTCTCGTCGCTCTCGCGCGTGCGCTGGTACCTCGACGGCGAGCGCACGTTCGGCGATCTGGTCACGTCGCAGGCGAGGCTCTTCGGATGCGCCGTCGCCCCGCTCGCGTGGGGCACGATTGGCGTCGTGCCGCTGCGGCCCGTACTGCCTACCGACGCGGTCGCTGCCACGCTCACCGCGGCCGACTACACGCAGCCACCGCGATACGAACTTCTTGGCGAGTCGGTGCTCACCAGTGCGCGATTCAAGTCGGGCTCGCTCACCGTCGAGGCGAATGACATCGACGCCGAAGCGCGCTACGGCGAGACGCGCTCGATTGAGCTTGAAGCGGTCGGCGTGCTCGAGGGGCAGGCATCCGACTCGATCGACACAGGGTTCGTCGCGCAACAGCTCCTTCGCTACGTGCTCGGATCGTGGTCGGGCGAGGCGTACCTCGTGACGCTCTCGATGAGCGAATCGCGATTCGAGTCTGTGCGCTGCGGCGACGCGCTCGAGTTCGACGCGTTCAACGTGCCGGACGGCGATGGCGGATTCGGTCTCGTCGGCGCGCGCGGGCAAGTGATCGGTCGCGAAGCTGGTCTCTCTGACGACTCGCTTTCGCTGTCCGTGCTCGTCTTCACACAGGCCGAGCGCACAGCCGCTGTAGCGCCGTGCTGGCGCGTGCAGTCGATCTCGGGAGCGGAGATCACCGTAGCGATCGACTACCTCGCCGCGGCAGTCACAGACTACGCAGGAAGCAACGCGAGCTCGTACCGCTACGCGACGAGCGCGGGCGAAGACGGCGGCACGTCGTGGTGCCAGGCCGGCTGGGTACTCGCGATCATCACGCGCGACGCGACAACGGAGCTGCGAGAGACAGGGCTCATCGTCGACGCGGTCGACCCTTCGACGCGCAAGATCACGCTGACTGCTGCCATCCCCGCGACCGCGCAGGACTGGACAGCGTTCGTGGCCGGCGGTGGGATCGCAGACCTCGTCGTCGCGAACTACGGCAGCGCGACGACGAGCGAGCGTGCGTTCGCGTACGTCGGAGGAGAGACCACCGGCGTGATCAGCGGATCAAGCGACGCGCCGAATCGATGGGCGCCGTAGCTACGGAGCCGCGCTCGATCCGCCGCTTGCGACGGGTCCGACCATCGACGGTGGGCACCCGTTCTCGATGAGCCACTGCTGTCGCGCGGTCTCGGTGGTGCGCTCGGCGTAGCGGTTCGCAAGGCTGCTCGAGCACGTGCCTCGGTAGACCGCGTCGCCGCCGGGCGCGCACTGCGCAGCGATCAGCGTGTTGTTGCACCGCTGGAATCGATCCTGCTCGCGCTGAGGGAGTGCGCTGTACGCCTCCGAGACGCAGCCGACGAGCACGAGCGCGAGCACCGTAAGAGTCTTCATCCGGTCAAGGGTACACCGTGGGCAAGATCCTTCCCGAAGGCGGGCTCAGCCGCATGATGCAGCGACCCTCCGCGTACACCGCGGGGAGCGCGCTGACCGACGGCCAGCCGTACGACGCCGGCTCGCTGATCCTCGCGCAGACCGAGGCGAGCCACCTGTGCGCGCAGTCCGACCGCGTGCTTGTCGAAAGCCTCGGCCCTGGCGCGGACGTGCGCGTCGTCGCGGCTGCCGCGGACGTGTGGTCGGGCATCGACGGTCTCGTCGCGCCGGCCGGCGGGGGGCCGGCGTCGGTGATCCCGTGGGACCGCCGCACCGCGCGCCGCTTCGCAGTCACGCACGCCATCGAGGACTACACCGACGCGAACGGCGATCCACTGCCGCGGCCGATCGAATGGCGCGCCTACGTGACGGCAGACGCAGCGCTCACGACGTGCGCGCTCTACTGCGCTGCGACCTTCTCGCCGTCGCCGCGCGCAGTGTCAGTTGTATCGAGCAACTCTGTCGCCGCGGGCACGACCGCGTGGGCAAGCGGCCAGCTGGCGTTCGACCAGCGCGCGCCGCACCCGCGACGCATGCGCTCTCGCCGCAGCGCCGACAACGGTGGCGAAGCCAGTGTGGCACCGATGTGGATTTGGTTCGGTTGGCTGCTCGTTGGCCCCGGCGTGGGCACGACGCGGCTGCATTCGTTCTCGGCGTGGGAGGCGCGATAGATGGGCGTCCCGGTCCCGGCCGCACCACCGCAGGGCTCACTCGCTGCGCTGCGCGTCGGCGCCACCGCGGGCGCCACGCAGGCGGCGCTACTCGGGAGCGCATCGGCGTTCCTTGTCGGACGCGCGACGCAGCCCGTGTGCTCGCACGGAGCGCTCGCTGCGCACGCGAGCGCCGCGGACGTGTACGTCGCGTACCGTCGCCGGCCGTGCGTCGAGACGCTGCGTGTCGTCGCCGAGCTGCACCCCGGCACCGCGACGACGTCGCGCGCGACGGTTGCCGTTTCGCTCGCGTGGGGCTCTGGGTCTATCGCATGGCAGCTCGGCGCGGGCACGATCGACCTCGATGGCGGTCTCGACGGGTCGACGCCGCTGCCCGCGCCAGTCGGCCCGCTCGCTGACTACCCATCGTTCGAAGGGCTGCTTGACGTCTCGCAGCTCTCGGTCGGCGCGATGTCCGTGATCAAGGTCACCGCCGACGAGTACAGCGCGAGCGGAGGTCGTGGGCTCGTCGGTCTCTGCGCGAGCGAAGTGCCGGTGCCGCTGCTGCTGCCCGTCGATGACCCGACGAACGAGTCGGGTGTCGACGCCGCATGGACGCAGTCAGGCAACGCGATTGTCGACGGCAGCGTGAGCTCTCCGCGCGGCGTCGGGCGCATCCTGCGTGAGCTCGCGCGCGCTCGCACGGTGTGCCCGTGGCACGTGCAGATCGCAACGCCGACGAGCGCGCCGTTCACTCGCAACTCGACGTCGCTCGGACTGATCTCGGTGCCGTCTCCGCACAGCTCCACGCTCAAGGCGTGGCGGCTGCGCGCGAGGCGCAACAGGACGACGAGCGTCAACAACCGCGTCCGGTTCGGGGCGGTCTACCGCTACACGCCGACGTACGCAGGCGTGGCGAACAGCTACTTCACGCTCGACGCGCAGTCTGTCGGTGGCATCGGTCTGGTCACGACGACGCTGGCGATGAGCGCGACGGCCGGTGCGTGGGCGCATGCGTCGACCACGGGGACGATCCCGACCGACGGCACGAATGGCGAGTGCGAACTCGTTTTTCAGGCGCGCACCGAGAACACCGACGGCGTGACGACGACGAGTAGTCAGGTCGAGATCGCGCTGCTCTACGTGATCGAAGAAGAGACGTAGCGCGCGTTCGCCTGCGTTTTCACAGCACACACGAGGTACATGATGCCTGCCGCACAGAGCCCGAAGAACCTTCAGCGCAGCGAGCTCAGCAACCCTGCCGTCAACGCTGCTGCCGTGACGCCGAACGATTCCACCGACCTCACGGTGTCTGCGCGCGCGCTGTACATCGGCATCGGCGGCGATCTGAAGGTGACGACGATCGACGGCGACACCGTGGAATTTCGCTCGCTGCCGAGCGGGTCGATCCTGCCCGTGTCGATCAAGCGCGTGTACGCGACGGGCCAGACCGGGACGATCGCCAGCGCGATCGTGGCGCTGTACTGATGCGCCTCTCGCTCGGAATCGGGCTTGGCCTCACGAAGCACGACCTTCCCCCCTTCTGGGAAATCGACTTCACGCGCGCGACTCCCGGCTACTCGACGACGGCGCCGAGCGGGCTGCTGTACTCGCGGGCGTCGTGCGACGACTCGGTGCAAACGGGCACGAGCACCGCG